CTACGCTTCCATCACTTCTTCGATTGCATCTTCGAAAAACTCCAATGCAGCCAATACGCCGCTGATAAACGCCCGTTCCCGTTCCTCGTCAGTCTCGATCATCGCATATTGCAGCCGGTGATCGGATACGGTCGCTTGGAGCAGGAACAGTTTCACCAAAATATTTCCCATCACGATCCCTCCTCACACTTTCAATAGACATTCGCAAGTCACGCCGTACTCTTTGGTGATCGCTTCAACTTGCCGCTTCTTTACGGCTGATACAGTGTAGAACAACAAAACAGGTTCTCCTAGCTGCTGTCGCTGGATAAATCGAAACAAGTAGGCATAGCGTTCGATTTTACGTTTGTTCTCCACCATTTTCTGCGCGATGTCCACCTCAAGGAAATACATCTGATCGTGATACGTAAACCTAGCATCAGACACAATGCTGTATTCCTTCCCGCCTTCTTTCCAACGCGTTTTCGCTTCCGGCTTCCAGTCGCGCGGATAGTGGTAAAAAATATAGATGTCATTTCGCATGACGATGTGTTCAAGCGGGCTGTTGCGGCGTACGGTCACCTCACCGCCCACCATCTCTGCGCCTTTTTTGTTGAGATAATAGACGTCCTCGCCAATTCGTTTTGTGTGTGTGTATTCCCTGATGCCGTGCAGGATGCGATTGGCGTTGCGCTTGCTTCCTAGTTCAAACATGTGCTGTATTTGTGAACGAGAGAGGGCTTGCAGGCTATTCAAAGTGTATAGTATCTTCAACTGTCTTTCTGTCAGCTTCTCGACGCTCGACTTTTCCAACACGATACACCTCCAATCGCTTCATCATCTCATCATCGTCAATAAGGGGCGTTTGTACGATCATTTTCTCATGCGTCTTGACGATCGCCCGCCCTTTTATGTCAGACGGTAATTCCTCGGCTCCATAGTCGTCGATAGCCACTTGTGAAGCATAACCGGTCGGCAGGCGGAATGTGATTTTCAAGTCTGCGTTCTGCTTCACTTGTCGTGGCAACGTGTCGCTGGTTGGATACTGCGTGCAGAAGATAAGTCGGAACCCCAATGCCCCGCCGATCCGGGCGACTTCCCCTAGAATGTGCTGGCATTCTAAAAGCATATTGCGCTCCTCTTTGCTCATGAAGCGATCAGGCGCGAGTTGTGCCCCTTCGTCGACGATGATGAATAGACGCTCCTTCACAGGTGAATGCGAGACGTTAGACCATCCATTTGCCTTGAATACGGCCTCTTTCTGCTCCATGAGTACCTTAACCCTTTGGAGCGATTCAAACGCCTCCTGCGGACTGCTAGCCACGTTATCGACTTGCTTTAAATTAGCGTAGCGACCGAACTCCAGCTCGCCTTTCATGTCAAGTATGACAAAAGATACATCATCAGGATGGTGTTCGATGAGATACGTCATGATGTTTTTTAGCATGACTGTCTTACCAAACCTCGTTGTTCCGCTAATCGTGCAATGCGGCGTTTTGTCAAAGTCATGGAAGTGCCAGCCTTTTTCGTTCAAGCCTAACGGGATCACCCAGCCTTTTTGATCCGGCACGTCTTTATACATCACTTTTCCCGGCATCGCATGATGGAACACGTCAATATACAACCACTTTTTGAACGTCACTTCCACATATCGGTCGAGCGTTGCTTCCAGCACTTCCTTAACTGGTTCAAGCGTCTTTTTGGTCAATCCCAGCGGAACACGGTACACATATCGGGTGTACAAGTCTTTTTTCTCTTTTGCGACGAGCTTCGGATAGACGTGCTCACCGCGGACGGTTGTACCCACTTTTAAGTGTTTAAAGGCGGTTTCTATATCGCGCTCATAATCTCCTTGTCTCCGCCGGCCGAATGCGACGGCCGCTGCCCCCACCGTGAGAGGGAGGAGGAAAAATTCAAGCATAAACATCACCCCTAGAGAGAAAGACTATCCCAAGCATCGGGTATATTCCCGATAGCTTGGGTATACAATAGAATACAGGAACACGAACCTGCTCACCCGTGTTCTGTGGGGGAATATGCGAGGGTAGACATCATAAGAACCAAATGGACAGCTTATGGATGAAGTAGAGCAAGCTCCCGCATATTCCCGCCTGCATACCCACGTTGACGATGAAACCAACCTTCTCCCTGTCCAACCAACCACGGTTTTCCGCGAAGGCAATCCCGACTAAGACGAGACCGCCGCCGATCACTTCGATCATTTTCGCTTCCCCCTCATGTTGTATTTCGCAAAATGTTCATAAAGTGAGTAGTACCCTCTATACTCTTTGTCATTCACTTCGAAACGCTGGATGTAGTCGAATAACTTTTGCTTCTTCTTTTTTGTGTCCGCGCCGCGATACAACTCACGAAGATAGTCCGCTATGCAAATACGGTGTTTGGTCCAGATACTCGAACTCGTTTATTTTTCGATGTCGTTTTCGATATTCAGTGTAAGCCTGGAAGATGCTCCGCAATCCCCATTCATGTTCCAACTGACGTTCCTCCCCTCATTCCCTGTTTTTCTGAAAGATTGCATGATTGGCTACTTTGAAGGAAATCGGGTATGCTGTGTGGAATTTTGTTTGGTATGGTAAAGAGTATTCGGAAAGGGTTGTCCAATATATCTTGTCCATCGGAAAATTTTTTCTTATTCCCAATAACTTTTTCTTATTAGTGAGGTGAATATCATGAACATAAAAACGGAAACAGGATACATATGTAGGTTGAAAGTAATCTTTGCTGAAGAAGGAATAAAACACGGCTGGTTTGCGGAAAAAATAGGGGTTAGTAAGGGGACTTTAAGTGCCATCGTTAATAATAAGCAGTTACCTTCATTTGATGTTGCATATGCAATCTGCCAAGAATTAAAGAGACCGATCCATGAAATATGGATAAAAAAAGAGCCTACTCAAAGCGAGTAGGCTTATTTGTTCAATGCTGGATGAATAAAATATTGTTGAGCGACAGTTTCAAAATTGTTGTAGTCGAAGTTTTCCCAGTTGATTTTATCTGCTGTCTGACGGTCAATCCCAACCCTTAAAATCGTTCCATCTGATTCGTTTCCGTATTTATCAACTAGCGTAAATTCCCATATTAAGAGCGCTTTACTAACTTCATTGTTTTGAAATAATTTCTCGAATACTTTTTTGGAATCCGAAAGAGCTCTACTTTTCAACATCTTCGCCGTTAAATTATCGTCAGCATATAGCTTCACTGTCACGATTTTGTCATTTTTGTCCGTCGTTCCAGCATCATTATTAATTTTAATATCGATGATTCGTTTCTTATCTGTATTTGTTTTCTCTCCTAATTCTTCAATAACGATGTTTTTCACTGCTTCATCCAGTGTTTTTGGTTTGCTTGACGCTTGCTTTGGTGTGTCCGCCGTTGCACCGAACGCGATAATGCAAGCCAATGAAGCAAATAACGGAATCAATGAACGTTGAAATAACTTTTTAGCTCCCTCTTTTTTCTTTACGGCATAGATTGCCCCTCGAATCACATACACAACAAAAACGATGAGTCCTAAAAATCCGATGGTCAAAAAAATACCGCTCATACCGTTCCCCTCTTTTCTTTACTTTTTATACGTTTACACCATATCACAACCAACACAAAAATATTGTCGAATTATGTAGAAATGTCAATGAAAAAATGAATATTTTAAGAGCATCTTTTGAAATGTTCCTTTATCCTTGATTGGGAGTTTACACCGTGAGGACTTGTAGTAACACTTTTGGTGAATTACAGTATTGATGATGTCGAGGAACACCTTTTCGCCAAGCTGAACCGGCTCCGAACAAATGGGACAACGCAATCTTCCCACAATTTCAAACATGGTATCACCTCCTAATAATCAATTCCACAAAAATAAAAAAAGCCCTGCCGGTTGTGGCAGGGTGATTACACAATAGTCGCTGGATACCCTTTTTTCTTCAGCTCATCGGCCAGCCGTTTTGCATTGTCGGGATCTGTAAACGCTCCGACTTGCACGCGATACAATTTTCCGTCAGACGATTTTTGTTGTGGTTCCGGTTGTGGTTTTGCTTTTTTCTTCAAACCGAAAGCTTTAACAATGCCTTGCACATGTCCGTATGCGACTTGCAAAAGGGACTGTTCACTGTCCAGTTTAGCCGCATCGTTTTTGTTGTCGATAAACAAATTCTCTGTCAATAATGCTGGCATATGCGTTTCGCGCAGCACGGCATAGTTGGCTCGCTTTTTACCACGATCAGTCACGTTGCCAATTGCTTTCATGATTTCTGCATGAATTACATTTTGATACGCAATCGTTGCTGAGTTAGCGTTTGGGTGCACATATGATTCGAATCCCGTGCCGCCGCCGGCATTGATATGAACCGATAGGAAGAAGTCTGCTTTTGTTTTGTTGGCGATAGCTGCTCGCTCCGAAAGTTCAAGGAAACGGTCGTCTGTACGTGTGTAGTGAACTTCCACTCCTTCGTATTCAGCGAGCAAACGTCCAATATGCTTCACGATCGCAAGTGTAAGGTCTTTCTCCTTCAAACCATTACCAACGGCTCCGCTATCTTTTCCACCATGTCCTGCGTCGAGCATAATTTTCACCATCACCGCTCATCTCCTTCCACTTTTTCTAAAGCGTATTTAATCGCCGCCACCGACCCAATTCCGTAGAGTGCATATTTCAGCCCGGCGATCAGCACGTCAAAGGAAAAGGAGCGGCTCTCGAATGTTGAGAATGCCACGCCTAGAATGACGGCTACTAACGGAATATAACGATTTGGAATGTTGGCCGCCTCGCGAATTGCATAGAGCAAGACCGCCAATGCCACATATGCTGTAAATTCAATCGAAAGAATAGCTTCCATCATTGAACGCCTCCTTGAATGATAAAAGTGAGTAACGCTCCAACGATGCCGCCGATAATCAACCGCAAAATCCATGTTGTGTTGCTTTTAATTGTTCCGATGTCCTCGCGCATGTCTTTAATGTTGCTTTCTGCCACTGCGAGACGGGTTTTGACGTCGACCATGTCATTTCGGAGCATGTCTACATCTTCCTCCAACTTTGCAATCCGCGTATCCATGTCATCACCTCAGCACAAAAAAATACGCCTCCTAGGCGTCGGTTTGTCACAGTATCTTCAGCAACCACATTTTCCACAAAAAACATACTTCACGGTTTTAAGTTCATAACCATGCGGAATAGGAATATCTTTTCCTGCTTCAAACATAATCTCGGTCTTGTGTTTAGGCTCAACTGTTCTTTCGACAACAGCAATTAAAAAACGAGTTTTTTGATTCTGTTCTTTAAACCTTTCAAATGTAATCGACGCGCAACTTATTTTTGCATCAGGCATCGTATCATTTATTATTTTTGAATGAATTGTCACATCAACTTTATTTTCCATAATGATTCCTCCTACATTTTTTATTTAACCGGCACAACTGCTTTAATTGACCGCCCATCAATAATCACATCCCCAATCACTACGACATAATCCGGCGTGTCGTGGTTTTGCGCTGACCGGATTTCTTTATACAACGCTTTTGCATCAAATTCCTCGACTTCCGTGATATGTTCCTCGCCGCTATGTTCAACGATTTTCACTTTTGTCATTTCCCATTTCTCCTTTCTATGTGTTTTAGAGAGAAGGTTTATTTACCTTCTTCCTCTTCTTCGTTTCCCTTTTCGGTTTCGTTGATTTCTTTTTCTTGGCCTTCCTCTGTACCTTCGCTTTCTCCTTTCAGTTTTTTGTTTTCCTCCTCTAATTCTTGGCATCGAGACATATAGAAGCGCAATTGTTCTTGCAATATTTCTACTTGCGATTGAACTAGGCTCAAATCATTTTCTAATACACTGATTTTTTCAGAAAGTTTCTTATTCGCTCTTACCAATAAATCATTCATTTCATTGTACTGTACATTTTTAGCCATGTTTACCCTCTCCTTTAATTCGAGACCTGGAGGATCATTTTCATCGACGATGACAGGCTCAACAAAAAACCTTCACTATCAATTTTTGATACTTGTTAAATCATGTTGTCACCTCATTACGTATTAAATACGATTCCATCTAGGCTTACATAACCGTTCGCGGCAGTACCGTAGTTCATTATTAAGACGTTACCTCCTGTATCAATATCTACACGCCCAATACCACCCGATGTTAGTACAGGAAACATTTTTCGATATGAAGGGCGATATCCTGATGGCAATACAAACGCGGCTGTACCCATAGCACCAGATTTAATCAAACCTTTAATATGGATGAATCCAAGCGCATCCTTATAATAGCCTGCTGTTTCGAATCCTGAACCATAGTTAGTCCAACCATTTAATAATGTTGGGGCAATCCAGCCGCGATTTTGCGTCTGTATAGTTTCGGAATCATCAATGTATAATCCATAAGGCAGATGCAGTTCTGAAAACTGACTTAAACCTAATATGACAGCATTACCTAATGTACCGCCGGACGAAACTTCTATGGATGCAAGACCGACAGGACTATTGTCGTCAAAAAATATGACTCTTCTAGTTTGTATAGCAGTGTTCCATTCTTCGGGAGGAAGAATTTCTCCAATATATAAATTGTTCCCTACCCGTATATTGTACTCTGTTTGGATGTCAACACTGTTCAATTGCCCTGCTGTAACCGTTCCTAAATTCGCAGTTATCGCAGATAAATCTGTTACATTGAGTTTGTCGGCGGTGATGGAGTTTGCTTTAATATGTTTCGCTTCAATAGAGCCATCAACAATCAATTCACCGCTATATTTTTTGCGTAATTCTAAGCTTCTCAAGTAATAATAACCTGTTGATGTGTTATCTTTTTCTAAAAAGAACTCAATTCCATTTAGAGTTTTTAAAGGATCAGGGGAGTTTGTAATTTTGACTGTAACTGACACTTTTCCTTCTGTTGTAGCAATTGGTACAGAAGCTGAACCAGCATTAGCCCAAGAACCATCAGAGTAATAATAACGAATGATTGCAATAACAGTGTTGATGGCACTCTCTTTATATCCATAGAATGAGAAGTAATATTCGTCATTGACTTTAAATTCAAGGCTTGTAGCTTCCGCAAACTTAATCTTGGAATAAGCACTCTGACCGATTTTAAAATATTTTAGGTTGTTAATTGTAACAACTGTATAGTTGTAGTAGTTGTTTGATATCTCATTGATTTGACATAAGTTTGTAAAGTCTGCAATTGTAATTTTTTGAGCAGTCACACTTCCTGTGGCTAACTCTCTAGAAGTAATGCTATTCGCTGTTAGTTTATCTGATGTAATAGTTCCGGCAACAATTTTTGTGCCGTGTAAACTTGCAATTTTTGCATCGTCTACTGCCAGGTCTGCGATCTTTGCATTTGTAATCGCCGCATCTTGAATTTGCGCCGTACCCACCGCCGCTGTAGCGATTTTTGCGTTTGTAATCGCACCGTTTTGGATTGCCGCGTTGCCTACTGCTGCGCTTGCAATCTTTGCGCTTGTGATTGCGGCATCCGCAATTGCGCTTGTGCCAACTGCAAGATTCGCAATCTTTGCGCTTGTAATTGCAGCATCAGCGATCGCCGCTGTGCCGATTGCGGCAGTGGCGACTTTTGCGCTGTTGACCGCCGCGTTCGCAATCTTGGCGGTTGTGATTGCGCCGTCTGCGATGATTGCCGAACCTGCAGTAATCGTGTTCGCGGCGATTTTGGATGCCGTGATCGCGCCATCAACGATTAGCTCGCCATCCGCCATGCGATGCACGCGAATGTTGTCTATATAAGCTTTGTTTGTCGTTTCGCCGTTATTGCTGAACGAAATCCAAATTCGTAAATATCCCGTTCCCGCTGGTACAGTGAAAGTTCCACTTTTCTTTGTAAAAGATGTCGTTTTTGTTTCTTCATTCCACGCTACAACGGCATGCCATGCGCTCAATGCGTTTTTCTTGTCATCATATCTTCTGAAACCAATTATTAGATGACCCGTACCTGCCGTATTGAGATAGCGACCTTCTGCTTCGACAAAGAATACCTGCCCAGGTCTTACCGGGATAATCGCGCTAGCATAGATATCGTTGTTTGAGCCGTTCTTCGCATCGATCTCAAGGGCGCGGTTTGAACCGTTACCGTTTGTGAATCCTGAAATGTCGGCAACTCGGCAGGATGAGTTCGATGTATAGCCTTTAGGAGCAGAGCCTGTCGCATCACCCTCAAAGTCCGGGTTCTCACATAGGTTCGTGAAGTCACTGATTAATAGTTTGTCGGCTGTGATAGTGCTAGCGCCGATGCGGTTCGCATCCAGCGTTCCTGTTGTGATTTTACTTGCGTCGAGGTTTGCGATTTTGGCATTTGTGATCGCCCCATCGGCGATGTGAGCCGTACCGATAGCCGCATTCGCTATCGCCGCCGCACCGATTGCCGCGTTGGCGATCTTCGCGCTGGTGATGGCACCATCGGCGATTTGTGCCGTGCCTACTGCTAAGTTAGCGATCTTAGCATTCGTGATAGCTCCATCCTGAATCGCCGCTGTGCCAATCGCCGCATTGGCGATTTTGGCGTTCGTGATGGCTCCGTTTTGTATCGCCGCAGTGCCGATCGCCGCAGTAGCGACTTTTGCGCTAGTGATCGCCGCGTCTTTGATGTCCGCAGAATCAATCACGATGCGGTTAGGCGATGTACGGTCAAGCTTCGTGTTATCGACAGCGCCGCTTGCCAATTTTTGTGCAGTTACTGCGAGGTCGGCTAATTTAGCGTTGTCGATGATACCATTCTGCAATTTTTGAGCGCTAATCGACAGGTCAGCTAGTTTCGCATTGTTGATCGCACCATCGGCGATCTTCGTTCCTGTGATCGTACCATCCGCGATCTTCGCCGCTGTAACCGCCAGATTTGCCAATCTCGTGCTATCGACCGCGCCGGACGCAATCTTTAGCGTAGAAACTGCTCCGTCGATGATGTCGTCGGTTGCAATTTGTATTTTATTTGTCGATGACCTATCGAGTTCAGCGTTTCCGACTGCGCCTGCCGCGATTTTGGCGTTGGTAATGGCGTCATCAACGATTTTGGCCGTGCTGATGGCACCGTCTACTATTTTCGCTGTTGTAATGCTACCGTCGGCTAATTTTTGTGCCGTTACCGCCAAGTCTGCGAGCTTCGCGCTACTCACCGCGCCGTTGGTGATTTTTGTGTTCGTCACTGCTCCGTCCGCTAGTTTTGACGCTGTAACGACAAGGTCAGCGATGTGTTGCGCGTTGACCGCACCGAACAGGATGTCATCGCTGATGATTTTGACCGTCGACGCGGACACCTCGTTCGTAAACGCCCCGGCTTGTCCATACGCATTCACCGCACGCAGGCGGTAGTACCACGTTTGGTTCACATCGACGTCATGCGTAAAACCGCTCGTTTTGCCTTTGTAAATTAGGTTCGTCGGACTCGGCGTGAACCCGGCTGTCTGCGAGGCATACAGTTCATAGTACGCCACCGTTTTGGATGTATCAATATCCCATTTGAGAATGACCTTTTTGAACGCCCCGGTCGCGGAAAAGTTGGTCGGCGCCGCAGGAGTTGCACTCGGAGCTTTCTGTTCCGCGTATTGTTGTGTGTATTGTTCTGCGTATTGTTTCGCGTTTTGTTCCGCTGTCGAGGCTGCTTGGTCTGCATGTTCTATCGCTTCTTGTTTTGCCGCTTCCGCTTTCTGCTGTGCTCCGGTTGGTGTTTCTGCACCGATTTCCTCCGCAACGGTCGGGCTGGCTTTTTTCCAAGTTCCCGATTGAAAATCATATGTCATCGGAACTTCCGGGTTTTTTGTGATGTCAATCCATATAGCATGTTTATCCTCCGGCGGCGTTGCACTCCGAATCACACGCGCACTCGATGACCAAGCGTTTTCATTACGGAACAATTTGGATTGAATTTTCGCGATGGTCGGGTCCTTCACCACTTCTATCTCGCGATAATTACCCAGCACGAACGTGTCACTGTCTTTTGCAGTGTAAGAACGTTCTGTTTCCAGTACCCGCGCTTCAAGATAGAGAGGCGGATTGAATTTTTCGTCTTTGATCCGAACGGTCATCCCTTTTCGGATTTTCTCATGTTCGAGTCCGGCGATTCGCTCAAGTGCCACCGCTTGAACTTCGTATTTGACAACGCTATTGATATAGTTTTTGAGCGCTTCTTGTGCTTTCTGCTTGAGAAGTTCCGGCGTGACTTTTTCATCCGATTCCGGTTGATATTGAAAAATTCCGTATAGATGCCGCCCGTCTGGCGACCATCGTTCTAACGCCTCACGGTCTTCGACATATTTCAATCCTGCGTTTACGCTTTCGATCGTGACATATTTTCCGTTTTCGTCTGCCGGACCAATCGCATATAGAGCTGTGTAGATTTCTCCGCTATTCTCGATTCTTCGAATTCCAATGACATCTTTCCCGAACGTGATCTCTTTCCCGTCAAATACGTCTTCTATAAGCAACGCGTCTACATATCGACCAACAATTTTGCTCCCGTCAATTTCTACACGGAAACGAAGTTGAACATTGAATTCAGATGCGATTTTGTTAAGAAAAGCTAAGGCTGTTATGTGTTCGCTAATTTTAATTGTTCGTGAACCGGCAAACTCCGTGATTCCTCGTGTCCAACGCGTGTTATACAAAACGAAGTCCAGTGCCGTATTTAACGTTGAGCTTGTCAATTCGATCGGCTCAATGATTTTTGCTGTCCGCAACTCCATGTGCTCGCCTTCTGCATAGATACGCTTCACACGTTGCCCGCCTGAACTGTCTTGTTCGGTTTCTTCAATCGTAAACGGGATAAAATAGCCATCGAGGTCACGAATCACAATTTTGTTTTTGACAGTGAGATACTCCGCAGCTGGATTGTTCCCGTCATCAATCGTTGTGAATTCATACGTATTATAGTTATTTTCTTCTTTTTCAATGTGACGGTCATCCCAAAATAAAGCAGGATAACCATGTTTGTTTTCTAAAGTTGCAACAATCTGTTCAGTTTTACCATCTAATACATGTATCATCATTTCCATCGCTCCCTGTATGTCATTTCAACAGTGGCGATTCCTGCGGGATTGATGGCTATTTCCGTTTGTCCTCGTTCAATTGCAAAAAAATTGGCGCCGAAGTCTTTGGCGCTTAAAAAAGGTTCCCCATTTTTGAAGATAGCATTTGTGGCATGGTCTATCTCGATGACATCCCCGGCTGTTGCGATATATGGGATCTCTGCTTCTGTATGTTGATTCACCTTTCGTATCTTTACTCGATCAATGAATTGAGTCGTAGCTGGATAGGTTCCTCTTGCTCCTAGATGCACTACGATCTGCGCAAGTGGATTGCTCCACTTTCCGTCTACGTCGCGGAATTTTTTGGTGAGCCGCGCATAATGCTTTTTGGTATTGATATCATACTTTCCGATGTATGCGGTCCATATGTCCCCGATACGAGACAACTTTAAGATGCCATAAAAGTCATTCCAGACTCGGTTGTTCCCTGCATAGTTGATAATGGTTGTCCCTTGTGCATTATCTCCAATCCGCGCTTCTCCGTAATTTAAATGCGTATCCTTCATCCAATCTTTCATGGCCATTTTCCCGAGTGTCCGATTATTCACATCTAATAAGTAAAATTCTGCCCTACCCACTTGGTTCGGTGCAGTGGAACGTTGTGTAACCCACACTTCCACAATGAAGTCTTGAATCGGGGTAGACAGGGATTTTTTTATTGCCGGCCCATGCCAGCCGCTTCCTGTTCCATAGCTGCTTGCATAAAATTTTTTCCCATCCGATGCCATCGTGCCGGTTGCTGTACCGTCTATCTCCGTTGCATCTCCCCATCCTGTCGTGGATTGACAGTCATCGTCTATCATGACTTTCTCGCGCGGTACTTCGATTTCCTCTACCGTTACCGGTTTTCCGATCCGCATGTAGTCAGTCGGTGTGATGATGTCAAGAAATGTCGTCTGCTGGTTAAAGGTCACGATAAACTTCGGATATGTCGGCGCGCTGCCGTTGTTCTGCACAATGACGGTCTGTTCATTCCCGTCATACGGGATGTTGACCGTTTGTTCCGGCCCGTACACATACGGGTCGGGGCAGAGAAAACGGATAGTGCCTTTTCCATATTGGACGATTTCCTCAAAATCCACGGTATCATCTACAACCGCGTAGTAGGTTCGTGCGGGGTCGTCATCGAAAACGAGTTCTTTTGGTTCATCGGTCACTAGCCATGCAGCCAGGTCTTCTTTTACTCTTTGTAGGTGAGTGAGGTTATCTCCCCTAATGAAAACCGGAACTTCTAATACACGGACATCGGTTTCTGTGTTTTGTAGATATCCGCCAGGAAGTCCCGGAACATTTAATATGTTTCGCTGAACTGGTGCCCAAGGTGGCCGTTTTCTTCCCTTTAGCACAACAAGATAGTCCCGACGTTCACCATTGAATGTAAAACTCGTCATAACTTACCTCCCTTCGAAACGAGATATTTTCAACTGTTCTTTTTGTTGCAACTCCGTCACATAACGATAGCTGCCACGAGCAATTTCACGGCCATCTAACACAACAGGGACCTCTACATGTACAACTCCTTGAATAGGAGTGGAATTGTAAGTACCAGCTACAGAATCACCGGCTACAGATAAACGGTTCATACTCGTCACATCTGGTATAGCCAACTGCGCCATTCGGTTGGTTGCTGACATAACCGCATGAATATTTCGCTGAATTCCCTCTGCAAGACCAAGAGGAATCCATTTCCCGACCTCGTCACTCATGACACGGCTCGGAGACTTAATCTTGAGTGTACTCTTGATGGTTTTCTCAATAGTCTGCGCAATAGCTTTGGCAGCGTTCGCCAACGGTCCAGTCATGGTTTTCAGTCCATTGATAATTCCTTGAACAGTATCTTTTCCAAGCACTTTACCGGAATTGCGGAAATCGCCGAGTTTCTTCACCTCGTCATTGAAGCTCTTAATTTGACTAATCCACTGTGCTTTAGCATTTGCTAACTCTTTGTTTGCCGCGGCTGTTAGGTCTTTGATTTTTTGCTCCATCTGCTTCTTCGCATCTTCAAGCTGAATCGTTGCTTCTTGTTTAGCCAATGCATGTTTTTCTTTCCATGCCGCGACATATTCATTCAACATGTCTTTTGGCATGTTGGCAATCGCATGAATTTCATCCGCTGCTCCAACGCCCATTGCACGCAATTCGTCGATGAATTCTTTTGAAACTCCGGTTTGCTTTAGTCTTTCTAAATCGCTTTGGAATTGTTTCATTTGGGCGTTTTGATCTTTTAAATTTTTCAACAGCTTAGATGCATCTACATTTTCTGTTTTAACCTCGTCAAACAATCCCGTTTGGCTATAAATTGAATTGGTTAAATCTTGTAATTGCTTGTTGTATTCGTCTTTTACGCTTTGAATGTCCTTTTTCAGCTTGTCATTAATAGCTTTGACGCTGTTGTAATACTTTTCGTTTGCTTTTTTGATTCCATCATTAATTTTTGCGATGTCCTTTTGTAAATCCTGATTGGCCGCATAAATTTCACGTTTTACCTTTCTTGATTGCTCGCCGGTCAGTTTGTAGTAGCTCTGAATTTTTTTCAGCTCACTGATATATTTAGAAGCGCTGATCTTTCCAGTATCAAATTTGACTTCGAGGTTCTTGATTTTCTCACTGATCGCCTTTTGTAAATCTTTAACATGATCTCTCGCCGCTTTTGTGGACTCGGCAGAGGATTTCCGAATACCATCTGCAATACCAGCGCCGATCTGCACACCGACCTCATCTCGCATTACGCGAGAAGGAGAGTGAATTCCCAGCGCTTTTTTGATGGTATTCTTTACTTTATCTGCAATTTCCCTTGCTTTTTGATATACGGCGCCTGCCATCGCTTTAATCCCATTTGCTAAACCTTGAATGATGTTTCTACCGATAGAATAGAGGTTAATTCCTCTCAGATAGCTCACGGCACTATTCCACATGCTTACTATGGTGGATTTGATGCCGCTCATGATAGATGAGACGGCATTTTTCATCGCAGAGAACGCGTTGCTTACAGCTGATTTTGCGGCATTAACCGCGCTGGATATAGCTGATTTAATGCCACTCCATACGGATGATGTCAGCGATTTAATACCGTTCCATACAGACGATGCTGTACTTTTTAAGCCGTTCCATATGGATGTTAGCGTGGATTTTATCCCATTCCAAACAGAAGTCACGACTGAACGAATAGCGTTAAAAATGGTGGATATCGCTGTTTTTATAGCATTGAATACTGTACTTGCTGTTCTCTTAATCGCATTCCATACAGTTGTCAGTGCCGTTTTAATTGCATTCCATACCGTTGTAAAAATGGTTTTATAGATGTTAAGCATCGTCGTAAAATACGACTTTAATCCGTCCCAGACCACCTTCGCCGCTGCTTTGATTGCTTCCCATGTTGCTAACAAAAACGCTTTGATTTTGTCCCAATTCTTCCAAAGCAACACACCGATGGCAATAATCCCTGCAATCGCCGCTACCGCTATTCCAATTGGCCCTGTCAGGGCAGCAAATGCGGCGCCCAATATCGGAATTAGAGCCGAAATTGATGCGAATATTGGTGTTAATGCCATCATAGCTCCCAAGATAATTCCGATTGCCGAAACAACCGCTGTAATGGTTGCTGCCAATGTTGGATTTTCCGATACCCACTCAGCGATTTTAGAAACAACATCAGCGATGACGCCTAGTAATGGTTCGGACGCGGTTTTTAAATCTTGGAATGCTTGCTGCAGTTTGACTGCTGGTGATTCGTCGATCTGGGCAACGGTATTTTTTAGGTTATCCGTGTTGTTCTTAGCGTCTCCTAGGTGTTTGTCCATGTTTAGGATTGTTTCGGTGATGTTGGAACCTTGGTCTTCCCACATCGTTCCGAATATCGCCACGCCAAGCGCGTTTCTTTTTGTCTCATCTTTCACGCCGCTTAACGCTTTAGCGACTTGTTGCATCGCTTCGCGTCCTTTATCGCCGCCAGCAGCAACAGCCTGCCCCCATTCCTGTAATTGTTTCGCAGAAATTCCTGTTCCCTGTAATAACTCTTTCGTTGATTTGTCAACCTCTTGACCGAACTCCGCTAGACGGATTCGACCCTCCTTGAGACCATCGAGCAGGTTGTCGATGTTCCACGTCCCTGTTTCGACCCCTGCGGCGAAAATCGCCTGAATTTCTTCTGCTTCAAATCCGGCACGTTGCAACTGTTGACCGTATTCCGCGATGATGTCCAATTGTTCGGGCGGGAATCCGATTTTTAATAGTGAATTAACAAGGCCGAGCGCTTCCTCGTTCGTGATATTCAATTCTGATGCGATCTCGTGCGTTTCTTGAATCAACTCGGTAAAGTCAATTCCTGAATAGGCTCTTGCAACAGCCGCTGCCCCTTTGACAATTGCGGTGTTCGCTTCGTCACTGGCGTTTTTGTTCAGTGCCCATTGACGGCGCACGCCTTCAAGTGCTGCTTCCGCATCCACGCCGTACGCTTCGATTGACCGAACCGCTTCCTTTATGGCCTTTTTGGATGATTCCGGCACATCGAAAGCGACATTGATTTTTGCTTCAAGGTCGGTAACATCGAGTGCCTTTTCAATCGCTCCGGCGATTCCACCACCGGCTACTAATGCACCAGCAACAGATTCTAACTGAGAACCTAAACCCTCGACGGATTTTTCTGCTGCTTTAGCTTCTGTTGCTAGTTTGTTTAATTCTTTTTGAACGTTTTTCAGCGAGTTCCCGTCATCTACAGACGCTAACGCCGCCTTCAATTTGTCTAAATCTACATTTGTTCCTAATGCCGCTTGTCCGATTTTCGCAATCGCTTCATCTAACTGTTTTGATGAAGCTGTGCCATTTTTGATCGCGTTGACTAGTTTGCTACCCAAAGCGTCGGAAAAATCGTCAACCGTCTTGCCGGTTGCCGCGAATAGCGTTTCTAGTTGTCGTGTAGATTGAGCGATCCGCTTTTGTTCTTCCTCGGTCTCGCGCAAAGCATCTTGAAAACGGCGCAACTCTTGTTGTGTTTTCTCAATCTCGCGTTGAAATGCCCTGTATTGCCCTTCGCTGATTTCTCCGCGTTGGAATTGCTCATTGACTTGCTGCTGTACCGATTTCAAACGGTTCAGCTTCTCGCTTGTGTTTTCAATTTGTTTCGCAAGGAGTTGTTGCTTTTGGGCAAGAAGCGTCGTGTTGGATGGGTCGAACCGGAGTAAACGCTCGACTTGTCGCAACTCCCCTTGAATCTCTTTCCCTTTCTTGTTGACATCCTCTAGGGCTTTTCCCAGTTTCGTGGTGTCACCTGAAATGACGACGTTTATGCCACGCACCGTTTCTGCCATATTCTCACCACCTTTATGCAAAGAAGGCGTCTATATCCGCCTGTGTTGCCATTCTGCGGCGTGGTTTTCGTTTTCCGGTTTCCATATCAACGTAAATATTCACGTATTTCAGCAAGTCATTGACCGTCAACTCGTTGATTTCATCAAAAGAAAGGCCGGAGCGCTTGCCCATCACTAATAGTTCCAGGTCTAAACGCTCCGGTTGCTCGATGTCAGTTGGCTGGCTTGGCTCGTCTTGCACTTCGACGAAAAAAGCCCTCTGCCGCTTCGTTCATGATTTCAGTCATTGTGTCCGGGTTGGAGAAGTCCACATACTCGAATTGTCCGAGCCATGCTTCAAAATGTGGGAAAGACTTGCCTTGTTCAGCCGCTTTATTCATCGCCCATGCAATTTGCAAAATGGCGATTGAATCGAGAGCAGACGGGTCATTCGCCAACGCCTGCATTTTCAGCAAGTCACCAATCAAATCGGATTTAAACTCCTGCCGATAATAAAGAAGGGCTAAAGGTGTCGCCTTTAGCCCAATATCTTTTCCTCCGAGATTAACCGTTCTCATTCATTACACCCCCGCCGTTGCGCCTGGAACTGTTACTTGAGTAAAGAAGTTGTTGTAAACAGTTGTGTTTGTATCATTGAGTTCAATCACGCCACGGACAACGTTTTTGCCGTTGATTTCGATCGGTAAGATGGTGAGATTGAGCGTCTGTGTCGTCGGTTCAACCGATTCGCCGCGTGTATTGTGTTCTGACGTCGGGCGTGATGCTTTGCATCGATAATAAACAAAACGACGGTTTTTCTTGTCGCCAAGAATTTGTCCAAGGAGCGCAAATTCCTTCGGTGTGCCGTCCGTCGTTTCAACCAACATACCGTTCGCGTCGATTTCCCAGCCAAGCATTTCGGCTAAAACGTCGTCAGGGATATTCGCCATTTCCAACTCAGCTGTGTAGCCGTTGTTGCTCGTGTACGTGAAGTATGGTCCATTATCTGCATAAAACGTTGATTCTTCCCCTTGCGGTTCAGGGCTAAAACGGACAGCACCCGGAATAGGAACAGGTGTTTCCCATTTCGGTGTAGCGAGGTCGGTTAAAAAGGCGATATGGACTTTATCAAGACCAAACGTTACTTTGTTTCGGCTCATATTCTTCAACCTCCTATAATTTGAATTTCATAGAGAATTTGAAACATCTTTTCTTCATCGAGATATGTCTCAAATTTCCGATATGGTAGGCCTAGCTCTTTGAGCTTGTCCTGTACTTTTTGCTCGGCAGCTAAATCCTTTTTCGCCGTGTATAACTCCACTTGGAAGTTGTCAATCGCGACATAGTTGATGTTATCCGCCATCATGTCGTTCGAGTAAGCAAACTGATACGTAATAAACGGCGGCGTGACCGGGCTGGTGAATGACCCATATGCGATTGGGTAGCCGATAGCTTTCAATGCTTGGTATAGTTCAGCCTGTGTCATCTTAACCACCGTTTTCGATTACTCGTTTTAGTTCATCCGGCAATCTTGCGCCGTGCTTGTCGTATGCCGGACGCAAATGCGGGTACTCTTTGACACGTCCTTCTCCGTTCGCTTTTGCGTGACCAAACTCCAAAAGGTGTACACGTCGATAGTGTTTCTTATTCCAAATGATACGCTTAGTCACTCCGTACCCGTCTTCTTTCGTGATAGTGAATGTCTGTGCGTACTCACCCGTCCGCTTGGGAGCAAGGGTTTGTGCTTCTTTCAACACCTTGCGCGCTGTCTCATCCGTCTTCTTACGCACAACCTCCTGCACGTCATCCGTGTATTCCTTGATCGCTTGCACCAATTCGTCGGCTAGACGATCAATCGGAATGTTAGCCATCCGCCGCCACCCTTTCCGTCGCGATAATGGTCAATGTTTTTCTACCTTCGTCATCATTGAGAACGCTTTGTATATCAAACAGGCGACCTTGAAAGTCGATCTTCATTGTCTCGTTAATGCCGGGTGTGTACCGGATGATAAAACGATAGGTTCGCTCCGCCTGGACGGATGCGGCGGTAAAGTATTCCCGGCCACTTACCGTCTTAATTGCCGCCCAACAAGCACGAACCGGTTGCCATTCTTCAATTGTATTCCCGATTTCGTCTTGTGTCGTAGCCAGCTTCATCAAAGTTATCTTGTGTCGGAATTGTCCGGGATTCATACCGTCTCACCGCCGTATGCATATGTCAGTTGAGCCAAGATGCTTTGTAAAATCGGGCGCACTTGATCAGATGCCTTACCGATCAATTCCCTGTTTTCATACCAATCGGCGATTAGTGTCATACAAAAAATTTTGGCAAGGTAGTTCGTAGCGTCGAATGTTATGCCTGTTGCGTTTTTGAGATATTCCTCCGCGGCATTAATGAGTGTAGTAATCAATGTATCATCATCGCTAAAATCGACGCGAAGCCAGTTTTTCGCCTCTTCAAGGGTGACGATCATCATTTATCACCCTTCTTCCGCTTCACTTCCTCGACATACGCGAATTTTAGTAACAGTTTCGCCGTTTCCTCCGGCAAGTCGGCTTCCTCGCCTTTTTTCAGACGATAACCGATGACCTCACAATCCATTAAGGCACGAACCTTCATGCTATCCCTCCTTTAAGAAAAAAATAGGGGATTGCTCCCCTCATTAAGAAATTTGTACTTCACCGAATACAAACGCTTCGTCGTCGCGCATTTTGACGTCCATGCGCTCGATGGCACGCCACAACGTAGCGTCAGTTTCAAACGCATCCATCGCGACGTCAGACGACATGATTTCCGTGCGCTGACGGTCGAACATGACAACCGCTTCTTTCAAGTCACCTACAATGATTGGCGCAAATTGCGCACCTGTGCCGCTGTCAACCCGGTTAGCTAATACTTTGTTCGACACGATCACAACCGGCAAACCGAGAAGCTGACGGCCAGTCGGTGAAGAAATGGACGGTTGCAACAAGTATTGGCCGTCTTGGTCTTTCAGCGTATCCAACCAGTTGAAAGCGTCTTGGTTGACGATAACGCTAGACGTTGAACGGAAAACAGGGTCAAGCCGTACGTTAATGAGCCATTTCAACGCGTCAAGGTAAGGAATAGCCGTTCTCCCTTTCGTACCTAACACCGCCGTAATCAAATTATTCCGCGTTACGCGGGATTCGTCACCAATCCAGCGAACCAGCGTGTTTACGATCGCTTCCGTGCTGTCGTTTAACAGTTCGTTTGTGACACGGAAGAATCCAGCGTATTTCTTAACTCGGTATTGCAATAGTGTAAATTGCGGCGTTGCCTTTTCACCAATTGCCGCACCTTCTGCCACTTCGACGAAACCGGTTTGTTGTGAGCGTTTCTTAAATACACGCGAACCGCTCAAAGTCGTTACAGGCTCAACCGTAATAAGGTTTTGCAAAGCATCTTTGCTTTCGCGAAGTTCGTTAATGCGCGTTTGAATGTCTTGCGGCACCGTGTAGCCGCCATCTTGGTTGCTGCCTTCGCTCATTGCGTTACGGAAGCGCGTACGGATGTGATTGACAAATGCTTCTACCTCGTTCTCTTTTACTTGTACAGTCGGTTTTAACGGTTCTTTGTCCTTGATGGTTTGTTTTTGCTCTTCGTAAAGTTCTTTTGCAATATCGAATTTTTCTTGCAACGCCACGATTTCCTCTTTCAGCTTTTTCACTTCCTCAATTTTGTTTTCAGCCAATAATTTACGAGCTTCTTCCTTCTTGTTGTTGATTTGTTCCAACAGTTCACGTAATTCCTTCGGCATGTTTGTTTCCTCCTTTTTTGTTTTTGTGCAATAAAAAAGGAACTAGATGAGGTCTAGTTCCAATAACAACTTTTCTTTTTCGTCTTGCTCCCTTTGTTTATTAAGCAATTCCACCGCGTGGCGGATGGACTGGCTAGCACTATTCACGATTGCCAACCGGCTAAACGCCGCGACATCGGCCACCTCCGGCTTCCCATCTTGGTATAGGATGCCGTCAGCAAATCCTTCCTTCACCGCGACGTTGGCGCTCATCCATGTCTCATCGTCCATCATTTGCGAGATTTTGCTGCGAGAACGCCCCGTTTTTAATGCGTAGGCGTTGACGATGGATTCTTTAATGGTGTCCAAAATGTCAGCGACTTTTCGCAAATCGTGCATATTGCCGTATGCGGCCGTTAAAGGATTGTGAATCATCATGACCGCCATTGGCGACATTAGCACTTCGTCACCGGCCATTGCGATAACAGACGCGGCGCTCATCGCCTTGCTGTCGATCTTAACGGTGATCTTGCCGTTGTGCTCCTTCAGTGCGTTGTAAATGCCCGCTGCCGCGAATACACTGCCGCCATAGCTGTCAATCCATACTGTGATGTCACGACCTTTGAATTGACTTAACTCCTCTTTAAATGCGTTTGGTGATGTTGACGGCATCCCAAACCATTCGTATAGCCACGCTTCGTCATCGTCTACAATGTCACCTTCGATGCGAAGCTCCACGCTCTCCGGTTCGGTTTCAGTCGCTTGGTTGACGATGAATTTCCAAAACGGCATCAACTGTCACCTCCTTTCTGGTACTGCTGGCCGATCATCGTGATCGGAATATAGTTGCCGTTCACCATTAGGACATCACCGCCTTCCTCGGCAGGCAAGTCAAGGTAACTTCGGGCTTCGTTGGCCGTGTAAATCCCATTATTGACACCTTTCGATAAGGCTTCCATCTGTGTCTTAATATCAGCCCTCAGAATGACATTGACATTGAATTTGAAATAGTGGCCTTGCCGGATCAATTCGTCCGACAAGATTTTATATGTGATTTCTTCTTCATAGCTTTTGAGGATGTACAACAACGTGTCCACATAAAAAGCCAAGTTCTGCGCTTCTGCCGACGCATAACTTGACTTCTCGTAATCGTTGATTTGATTCGGTTTGATTCCAAACGCCGCTGCGATTTGCAACGCCGTATATTTCTTTAGCTCGAAAAATTGGCTATCTGTCAGCTTAATGTCCAGCGGAACCAACTTCATGCCTAACGGTACAGGAATGATTTTGCCGGCGTTCTTCGAGCCGTTAGCGAACTGTTCAAAGCCTTTCACAAGACGGTCTCGCGCTTCTTGGTTAAGGTCGCCGGTGTATTCTAGGACAGCTTTGCCTGTCAACCCTGTTTTATAAAGGTTGTTCATGAATTTTTGACTTTCGAGCGCGCCGTCAACTGTGTGCTTGAGTACATCCCGGACAGACAAGCCGGTGATGCCGTCAAAGGTTACGGACGTTTTGAAATGGAGAATCTCGTCATTACGAAAAACATACATTTTCCCGTCGTATGGGTCATTGTAGCGGTACCATATCGCATTTTTCCCGCCTAAAATACCCCCGTCATCCACCACGATAGTGACATACTGGCTCGGTAGTATCCACATGTCTTGTAGCTGCGGACCGTTGTATCGACACCATACATACGCATTACCATAATGATTTCGGTTCATTTCCACCGTTGACCAAAAAACGCTACTTGTCATATACGGGTTTGGGCGTATCTTTAACAGGTTGTAAATTTCTTCCCTGTCGCTTTTCACAATGCCCCGCTCTGTCTTCTGATACATTTTAAGTGGCAACTTTCCTAAACTCTCGGACAAGATTTTTAAACAAGCAAAATATGTTGCCTCAGACAATTGGTTCCTTGGTGTGTCTGGATCAACACCAAGCCATTGTAAAAGCATCGGGTTGTTCATGTCCACTGTCTCATTTCGCGCCCGGAGAAATCGCGTCAGACGACTCCACCATCCCATTATCTCACCTCCTTACCACCCCATCATTTTGAGATATTCTTCTGTCACTTCGTTAATGTCTATGGTGTCGGGTTTCAACATTGCCCTTACATGTGCGTTCAAAACTGCGGCAATCGGGTCAATTCGTTCAGTTGACTTTCTTTTATCGAGCATGATGTTTTCATTTGCATCCTGTCTTGTAACTGCGTTAGAAAGTGACCACGTTAATACAGGGTTATTGTTGTGAATGACATTCCCTTGATATACTTGCTCGCGAAAATCTTTTGTTGCACTGCCTAGCGTTTGGATACCTTGCCGAATCTCGACCACTGTGTACCCTTCCGCTTCCATGTCCTGCATGAATTGTGTCGCGTTCCACGGGTCGGCGCAGATTTCTCGTACTTTCACATTGTATTGCTGCTCAAAATTCTTAATATACGACTTAATAAAGTTGTAATCCACTACCGCTCCGGGTGTAGTTGTAATCCACCCTTGTTGCATCCATAAGTCATATGGTACTTTATCCGTCCTTCTTTTTTGGGCTAATGTATCCTCCGGCATAAAGCTATGGCTTAATACGATGTATTTTCCATCCTTTTTGAAGATAAAAGAGACGCTCGTTAAGTCGATTTTCGCGGATAAGTCCACACCAACAATACACTCAAGACCTTCGAGAGTGGATAAATCAAAGTCTTGGCCGCACGCCGCCCATTTGGACATGTCCATATAGCCGTTGTCTTTCATGTCTACCCATCTATTCATGTTTTTTGTGAGGAAGTTGCGCATTTTTTCCGGTACGTCTAGCGCTGCTTTCAATTCTCCGCGCAAAAAATTAACCCCTTCCTCATATGAACAAAGGATAGGGTTGGCTTTTTCCCAGTTCTTTTCATCTTTAATGTCATCGTCTTTATCAAGCTCGTTTATCATGACAAAATATTCATCGTTTTCAATTGGATTATTAGGGTCGAGTAACTTTGAAACATATTGATACTCAACAGAATAACAAGGATGGCTCAAATCAAAGCCAGCAGTCGTAATAATCATCATTAAAGGTTGTGGTCTAGCACCTGTACCCGATACAAGAACGTCGTATATTTCCGATGTAGGGTGGGCGTGATATTCGTCAATAATTCCGCACTGTACGTTCAATCCGTCGCCTGTTTTCCCGGCATCTTTGGAAAGCGCGGCAATAAACGAACCACTTTTCAAATGTTCGATTTTGCCATAAGCGATTTTGTATTTACCTTTTAGAAAGTCACATCCTTGTATTTGCGCTTTAATTTCGTTCCACACGATCCTACTTTGTTCTGTTTTTGTAGCCCCAATATATACCTCACTCATGTTTTCGCCAAAGGCAAACGCCTCATAAGAGCCGACACATGCAAGGGATTGGGATTTTGCGTTTTTCCGGGCTACTTGCCAATAGCCTTTCTTAAATCGTCTTAATCCGGTATCTTTATGAACCCATCCGTAAATATTGCCAAACACAAATATTTGTATTGGATGTGGTTCGATATGCTGTCCGGCCAATTTTCCTTTGGTGTGCTTAAATAAAGTCATCCATTTTAAGAAGCGAAGGGCTTTTTCTTCATCGAAGATATACGGGAATTCGTCCGTTCCTTCCCGTTCGATGTCACGTAAAAATCGTTCGCACGCCCATTTATGCTTTTGGCAAGCAACGATTTCGCCGTTTAATACGTCATGGCAATAATCAATAAGCCATTGCTTCAGCATCATACATCACCGAATAGCTTTTCTTCCGGCGTCGGCTCTTTTTCTTCTTTCTTCGGCATTGCGAGTTTTGCGCGTGCGCTTGGTGATAAACCGAATTCAGACGCAACGGCCTTCATTTGCTCAAAAAGTTGTTTCTTTTTGGTCAGTAACGGATGCGGTACTTTGTTGGTTTCGGCCGCTTTGTTCGTATACTCAACCATCAGGCCTTCTTTTTGGATTAGTTTTGTGCACTTTACATAGTCTGAATAAGCATCGCAATACGTCGCGAGCAAGTGAATATCCGCTTCTGTCACCAATCGGACTTCTTTTAGAAGCTCTACAAGCCGCTTAAATTCTTGTTTTGCAATCTCATCCAGCCATTCCGGCGGCTCAATGTTCTCGTCACGCATCCGCAACGCTTCTTCCGCCGCTTTCCGTTGCTCGATCTCCTTTTTCGTCAAGTGTTTATTACCTTTAATCAGCATTAAATCGATTGGAACAGCCTTTCTTGCCATTGTTTTTCACCTCACTTTGCACCCCTTTAACCAAATAAAGGGAATTTTGTTCGCGCGAAGGCCCGCCAGTCGGTCTCCCATGGCCGGTCAAAACTTTCCAGACCGCCCCTGCCCATACCGCCGTTTATCTTCCGCCGTTTTCCGGTTGTGGCAGGACTGACACAATGACTGTAGGTTATCCATATCCAATCGCTTGCTCCAATCCACAAGCAAAGGAACAACGTGGTCAACAATGACTGCCCTTGTAATCTTCTTCTCTTTCAAACAATGTTGGCATAAGTAATTGTCTCTTGCTAAGACAGCTAGTCTAACCCGTTCCCATTCTCGACTATGGTAGAAGGCTCTTGCTTGTTGGTTCCGTTTATGCTTGTCGTATTCCTTATCATTCCGTCTTGTTCGTTGTCTTTGCTCGGCTAGGTGTTTATGTTGCTCACAATATCTATCCCTTGTTAAGTTAGTGCATCCGATCTTATTGCATGGTTTTAACGGTCTGTTAGGCATCGGCGCTCCACCCGACTTCTATGACGCACCGAGGAAACAGGCATGACACAAGATAGTCCCCTTGCCACCTGCCCCATACACATGATCGGCATGGGTGTTGTTCATACTCTGTATTGTTTTGTTCTTCTGCCATGCCTGTCACCTCGATTTTGAGAATAATAAAACGCCACCCCGTCTTAAGACGGAGTGACGTTCACTTTCGATCATCCGACCGCCACCCGTTTTCATAAGGCATAAGCCGGTAGGATGGTCAGCCGGATCGTCGCGAGGCTAAACACTCCCCACCCGCCGCGGGGATGGGCTCTGACAGGTGGGCACTCCCCACTCGTACCATATTCAGTTTTACCCCGCCTGCCACCGCGGGAAGATGGTGACAAGCGGGAGAAGGGGGAATCGGCTATGGACATCTTCAATATCATTATACAATGGAAAAACACGTCAAAAGTATCATGATAGTATCATTTTGCCCCGTTTAGGCGTCCGTCTCTCCTAATAGCTCCGCGATTGCATACACAATCTCATTCCGCCAGCGTAAACAGGTGATGCGCGTGACACATAGATGCTCGGCTATCCCGTCCCACGTATATCTCTGCGGCCTTGTCCAATACTTGAGCTTGATGAGTTTGCGCTTTTCATCCGGCAGCGCCTCGTACACCGTCTTGATCGCATGCGTCACTCGTTCCAACTTTTCCAACCGGCGATGTGTCACCAGCTCAATCGCCCTCTGTTCTGTCGGGCTGGACGGGAGATTGCCTCTCCCGCCGCCGATGTTTTCGTCATTGTTGTCGCGTCCGTACAAGATGTCTTTTCTCAATCGCTCGATGTCGCGTAGATACTCATGGTAGTAGTACAGGTTGTGTTCGACGTAGCGTACGATGTTTTTTGGCAGCTTGGTTGCTTGCATTTTATCCCCCCTTTTCTCAAACGGATACAGGAGCCTTAATCGCCGGATGCGGGTCATAGCCGACAAATTCAAAATCCTCGTATTCATAGTCGAAAATGGACGGCGGCTTCCGTTTGATCACGAGCTTTGGCAACGGGCGTGGCTCGCGCGTCAGTTGTAATTTCGCTTGTTCGATATGGTTTTTGTACAAGTGCACATCTCCGCCAGTGAAAATGAGTTCACCGACATCCAAGTCGCATTGTTGGGCTACCATATGCGTCAACAGCGCGTAGCTGGCGATGTTAAACGGCAATCCTAGAAATGTATCGACAGAACGCTGTTGCCACATGCATGACAACCGGCCGTTGGCGACGTAAAACTGGAAGGCGTAATGGCACGGCGGCAGCTTCATCTCGTCCAATTCCGCTACATTCCAAGCGCTCACCAGCAGCCGGCGTGAATGCGGATTTCGTTTGATCTCTTCGACAACCCATGCGATCTGGTCGATGGTTTTCCCGTCTGCTCCCTTCCACGAGCGCCATTGCGCGCCGTAAATCGGGCCGAGATCGCCGTTTTCGTCCGCCCACTCGTCCCAAATCGTCACGCCATTCTCCTGCAAATAGCGGACGTTCAGCAGTTCATAAATGATCGAGCGGATATGCAACTTTTTCGTCGTCACAAGCGGGAATCCGTCCTGCAAGTTAAAGCGCATCTGGCGGCCGAACACCGACAGTGTGCCCGTTCCTGTCCGATCTTCTTTCTCCACGCCGTTTTCTAAGATGTCTCGCAGCAAGTCTAAATATTGTTTCATGGACTCTATTCCTCCGTTGAGATAGCTTTCAACATGTCTTTGATCGCGTTTGCTGCCCGTTCATACGTCTGGGCAATCCCTTTCCACGTCACAAAATCCCCTTCATATCCGCCAGCCATTTTCAGTTGCTCGCCCTTCTCGATCCGGCTGTAATATTGCGCGTCTGCGGATGTCTTGCCTTCTTCTTCGCGCAGCCGTTTATATTCTTGTCCTTGCACGATCTCCGCCATGCCTTCGTGGTATTTCGCTTTCTTTTTGTACCAGCCCGCAATATGCCATGCGGCGCGTTCTAGCTTGGTATAGACATACTCAAGTTTGGCAAGCTCGTAGGGAGCGAGGGACTCCATCCGCCCCTCTAACTCCCGCGCTTGCTTGAGATATGTCTCATGCATCCGCACATAGCGCTGGTACTCTTGTGTGTCTGTGTCGTGCATCACGTCACCCCTTCAGCGCGATCAGTTTTTCAAGATACCACCGTGCCTTTTTCAAGTCCTCCACGCCGTTTTTGTGTTGATACCGGCTGATGTACTTCAAGACGTTCCCTGCCAAGTATCCTTCCAGTTGCTCCGGCGTCAGCTTGGCTGCGATGTAGTCGTATGTCTCGATGCCGCCCACTGTGTAGTGATTCGGATGGTTGACGTTGTCTAGGTCGTATAGTTGCATCATTTGTCCTCCTCGATTGTCCAATCCTTGAAAAATCCAATCTCTTCCGCAGTTGCCATTGACCCGTCTATTTCCACCCTGCATAAACGTCCGCTCTCCCGATCAATCCAGTAACCTTCCTGTTTTCTTCCGTCCACCCACGCCCATACGGTTTTTCCTTCCGCGAGCGCCTTCATTGCTCGGTCAAAGGTGACGTAACGCGGGAGTATGCGCCATTTTAATCCGACTGTATAACGGTCAATGCGAAAATAGTCTTTATGAATTTCTGATTTTTCAAATGTGTGTCGATTTACCCATATAAAACCACCTAAACCTCTTTTGACTGCTAGATAGTTTTTATCATCCGGGATAGCGACCTCCCCCATTTTCAACCGATCAATCATTTGCCCTGTCGTTAGCCATTCACTCATTCTCTTTTCCTCCCATCAGCTCCAAGAATTTTGGAAGCTTCATCACCACAAGCCAATCTTTCCGATCTGCCTTTAGTGCCAGCGCGTCCGGCTTCTCCCTCTCGTCTTCGAGCCATTTATAAAGCGTCTGGAAGCCGTTTTTTCGCGCTTTTACCTCCCACCGGATACCTAACCCCTCAACATCATTTTCAAAGCCTTCTTGGGCGCCGGAAAGGGGAATTCTGCGCCCTCCAATCAGCTTCGCGAACTCCCTTTCCCGACGTTGGCCTTTGTTTCGTGATTTCCGCCCGCTCATAGTTTCCCGTCCCTCACGTCATCCAGCACGCTTTTCAGTACCTTTTGCGCGATGACACATTTTTCCCGGTCTACTTCATTTTTGGACGTCTCGATCATCCGGCTGTACATGATGATGCGTCGTGTGAGATACTCAATCAGTTGTTCCTTCATTCTCAGTACCCCCTTTCTTGCCGAGCGATGTTTTCCGCGTGTTTCTGCATGTATGCTTCTTCTTGCTGCCCTTTCCTGCGTGACTTTCTGCCGCTCATTGTGCCACCTCACAACAACGCCCGTAATTCCTCAATAAACCGCTGTTTCTGCAATATCACCTGTTCACAAACGATGTATAGCGTCTCGTCTGTTGCACTTCGCTTTCTTTTTAGCAATATTTCAATCTCTTGTTCTTGTTTCCGTATGAGTTGCTGTATCTGTTCCTGCATCATTTCACCTCATGTTCTGCTTTGCACTCGGTACATACGACAATCAGTCCGTTTTCTGTTTTCTTGATTCGGAAAGCCGTATTACTGCACGGTTTCCCTTCGCTATTTTTGTCAGACAAATAAGGAATTCGCGCATACGCTACACCTCAATATCCACGTTCTTGCCGCGCGTAGTTCTCGGCATGTTTTCTCATATATGCCGCTTCAAGCTCGTGCTGTGTGAAACCAAGCATTTCTATCAGTCCAGCGAATACATCTAGTGATGCTTTCCACATCGTTTTCACATGCGCCAATCCTGCATACTCGTACAACATCATAAACTGTCTGTGTAACAGAATGGCTTTTGTAGGGATAATGATTATGTCATCCTCGTTTGCGCCAATGTCATTGCCGATGGACAGAAGAAAATGCAGCACGTCTGCGGCTTCTTCCAAGATTGTTTCTCGCGACGACGGGCCCTTGTTGCTCCAAAACTTAAAACAGCGTGTCTCGTTTGCCAATTCGCCGATTTCGACGAGAAGCGCAAGGATTTTCTTTGCAAGCCTGTCCTCGCCTTCTTGTTGTGGGTGTTGTTGTTCGATGTGTTCGTCAAGCTGGCGTTGTAATTCAAACAGCTTTTGAAGATTCATCACTTTTCCTCTCCCTCACATCAATCGTGTTTATATGCTCCACAATCCGCTGATACAGTGCATCGCCTATCCCCTTCACGTCGCGTAGTGATTCGATATAGAAGGCCAGCACCTGCGCCGCCTTCTTTCGCTCGTGCTCCTGTCCGTCACGAAAACCACGCCAATACTCGGGATGCATTTATTCTCACCACCCCAACGCCTCTTTCGCGGTGGCTATCAGGTTGTTAGCAATATCGCTAGCATTGAAGTCACCTTCTCCGACTTCCCGTTCAGTAGCGATTTCTCGTAGTGCCTTTTCGTACCGTTCAATCATTTCTTTTTGTTCATCTGCAACAATTATGAGTTTTTCAAGCGCCGAAGCAATCGCGTTTGCCACATCAACGTCGATTTCATGCGATCTGTAGTAGCGATCAATCAGTTTTTGATAACGATTTAACAATGTGCTGATGTTCATATCCGAACCTCCATTTGGTTTTATCGAATGTTATACCCATAGCCCTCATTGTCATAAATCGCAAAACGTTCCTTTTCGTTCGGGTTCTTTGCACTTGCCCAACCTCTCTTGGTAAAGTGACCTTTTTTATAAGCAGGGTGACTTTGGATGCACTTCCGGGCTTCTTCAAGAGATTCGAATACTCCTAAACGCTCCTGGCAGTACCAAGCAATAAATTTTAATTTACTCATTGTTGACCTCCTTTTTTGGCCTTTTTATGACCCATAAAGCCGCGTTTTTATGTATGCCGTACTTTCCTATCCCCTGTGATGTCTCGCGGCTGTACGGCGATGATAGAGGCCTTATTCATCCGGCAATGCACTCACATAAAAGTTTCCGTGTTTATCCGCCTTTAGCGGCTCGTCTTGAGCCGGAAAAATATCAACAGGCGCTTTACAGTTATGGCATTCCACTTCTGTCGTCCCCTCCGCCACATAATGTCGAGAATGTAAGCCGCAGTTTGGGCAGGCGTAAAACGCTTTGTAGTGCGGCGTTCCTTGTTTAAACTTGATGCCCGTGATCCAAAAGGTCGGAACACCTTTTTCTTCCGCTTCCTTCTTCTTCTCTGCGTACCAATCCCGGAGCTGTTCCGGCAACAAATCGATTAATGACACTTCTGTCTGTCCGACGTCTTGCAATGTGATCGTCGTTTCTTCCGATCCCTTTTTGATTTTTGGTTCAATTAACTTCCCGCCGATCACCTGGAACGTTTTCGAAACAAGCTGTTCCAAAATCTCGTTAGTCACGTTGTCGATCTTAATTTGAGCGCTCCGATCCCCGAGTTTCACTTTAATTTGCAGTTTCATCATTTTTCCCTCCGATCCACGAGCGTTTAATTTCTTCCAACGCTAATATCCTTTTCAATTCACGATATTCCAGTTCATATATCGCTTTTCCCTTGTATTCATCAATCCCCAATTCAAGTAACCGACGTATGATAAACTGCTTTTGCAACTCACGCCGATATTCATCAGACGCGCAAACCTTCCGCAGTATCGCCAACCCGGCCACCCCCTTTCCGAGAGGTGAGTTGTTGAAACCATTCTTTATCGCGGGTATCCAACGCAAGGTTTATGAGTATTTCAATCTCTTGGCTTGTCCAATCGTTCATTTCCTCCGCCGGCACGAACTCGCTTATGAGCATCCGCCGTTTTTGATTGACCGTCCGCCCATCCTTGGTCAATGTGAACACGACACTGCATTCCGGCGGTCTTGTCCACTCGACATATCCCAACCAACCGTATACATAGTGGTGAACGTTGACACACCGCACCCAGTCGCCCGGTTGCATCTCCCTCTCCCCCTTCAGAAAGGAACATAGATTTTATGTCCGCATTTCACACATGTCCCGATCTCGAACCAATTGTCATCATAGCGATAGCGATATTCATGTCGGCACTCAAAAAGGAAGGTCATCATCGTTAAACTCGATTGGCTCACCGCCAAATGCGAACGGGTCATCATCTTGCGACGGCTTCAAGAAGGCCTCTCTCGCGCCCGTAGAGGCGTCTTTTTTCTGTGCCGCACCATTCCCCTTCCCCTGTTGTTTATCGCCGCTCTGCGGGGCTTCCTTTGGTTTAACAGGGAAATCAAAACTACTCACCACAACTTCATATACACGCACATTCTTACCTTCTTGATTTTGATATGTTCGTTGTTGTAGTCGGCCTGTTATTCCAAAGAAATCACCTTTTCTAATGTGTTCGGCCATGATTAAACCTTGTTTCCCCCATGCTATAAACGGAATGAAATCACTTTCGTATTGCCCTTGGCTATTTTTGAAATCCCTTTGCACCACGATAACCCCTGAAGCAACCTCTTTTCCTGATGGAGTATATCGAAGTTCTAAATCTGCTACCGCACGTCCAGTTAATGTAATAATGTTCATATCGCTTCATCCTCCTTGTGTAAGTAATCATATTTATATAACATTGGAAAATTAGGATTCTTCTTTCTCATTACATGGAAATGCTTATGATCTTTGTTTGAGTAAAACAGAAACAAATTTTCTATTCTGTTATCATCTTTCTTTTCGTTCAGATGATGCACTACTTCATGAGGTTCTAGAAATCTGCCTAAAAACTTTTCCATTACTAACCGATGTTCTAAAACGCAATTATTAGCGTTAGCGTAAGGATGATCCTTAACCTTTACATATACATAACCCTCATTTGTATATGTTTTTCCGCCCTTCCAACTATGATGTTTTTCAAAATTTCTTTCTTTCGATTTTTCGCCTATTTTCTTTTTGTGTCTTTCTGACTTTTCGTAAAATCCCCGAGCTTCGATATTATGTTTTTTCAACCACTTTGCTACAGTTGCAAAATGAACTCCAAGCATTGCAGCTATATCAGTCGTGCTATACCCTTCAACTACATATTTTTGATACAACCATTCTCGGTTATTAAAAGTTGCGTATTCAGGTTTTTTATTAGTCAATCCTAGCCTGTTCTTTTTGACAGCTATAGATCTGCAACTTCTTCCTAACTTTTGTGCTATTTCTTTATTGTTTAAACCTTGATAAACATATTCTTTCAGCCTGTCCAATTCATTTTCTGACCATCCGTCAGTAAATTGATTAGGCAATTAAACCACCCCTGTCCGCTTGCTGTTCGTTATTTGTCTTGTGTATCATGATATACTGGTGAATTATTGCTTATTTTTCAACGAACACGATATAGGAAAACTCCTTCGGCTTGCTTTCCACCACCTCAACGACTTGCAGTTTTTCGCCGTCCGGTGTTTTGATCGTCTTTTCGATCACGTATTTTTTCATGCTCCAAGCACTCCCATCCCGATCATCTTTAATAATTCATTCGCTGCAAACCTTTCCTTCTTGCATTTTCCTCCTCCTTTTCCATGAATTTTTCATATTCCTTATCCGTTGTGTTTGGGATCAACCCCATCTTAAAGAGGTCATATTTATCGCAGTGGTAATATGGCCCATAGAGTTCTTCATGCCGCCTTTGGTATTTCTCCATCAGTTCTTTAGATTGGTGAACTCCGGTCTTACCGCGGTGATGCTCCGGACATAACGGCACTAAGTTCCGCCATACACCGCGGCCGCCGGCAGAAAGCCCTTTTGGCTTCACATGATGCATCTCGATGTATGGGCTTTGGCATTCCGCGCAATACGGCCCGTATGCTTCGATCGCTTTCATGTAGTCCTTTTTGGATATTTTCCCGCGCGTTTTCTTGGCCGGGATGGTTCGGCCTTTGTAAACCTCCAGCTTTTTCTTTTTCTTTCGTGGCTTCTTCACTTTGAGCTTCGGCTTAGGATTGTCCTTCCTTTGCTTGGTCGGCTTTGGCGCGGGATGGAACTCATGCGATAGGTTCATGCTCCGCCTCCTTGTATGCCATGTATTTTCTCCGCACCTGTTTCAATATCCGTGAGACTTTCACCTGATTCGCACCTATCCTTCTGCCGATCTCCGTCTGTATGATGCCGGCCGCGGTGAGACGCAACACCTCCTTTTCGTCCGGCGTCAGCGTCTCCACAAATTCACGGACATCAATACCGGTGTAGTCCCCTTCCCTTCCGATCACGTCTAGGATGCTGTGCCGTTCCTTTTCGTCGGCCGGCACGTCCAAGGAAACGCTGGCTACTTTTTTACGATAGGATCGCTCAATATATCTCAGCAGATAAAAGGTTATCGCCCTGACCGCGTAGGTAGAGAACATCACCCCACGAGTCGGGTCGTATTTCCGGTATGCTTGAACAAACGCCAGGGACGCTTCTTGCCACAAGTCCCCCCACTCGATGTCGTTTCGCCTGGCGTATCCTTGTAGCCGGCCGCATACTAAACGGATAAGTCCTTTGTGTCTATCGAACGCTTCTTCTTCTGACAGCCACTCGCCGTTAATGTACTTTTTCATTTCCCCACCCCTTCTTTTGTTGCGGCGGCGTGTTCTCCCTTTCGTAAATGCCGGCCAGCGCCGGAAATTCGTCGTGTTCCCTTTTCAATTCTCGAAACGATCGGAAACGAAACCCCACGGCCATCGGGAAGTCCATCGGGTACTGATGGCAGTTTTTCGGCCATTGCTGAAAAACACGACAGAAAAAGTGCGTAGCTTCTTCTTCGTTTCTCGCAAAGACGAAAGCAAAACGTCCGTTTTCGATCTTCATGGCATATACATGGATTTCATCAATGCCAAGCGGGTTTTGTTCCATGAGTTCCCCGATCACTTGGTTGTCTTCATCCGTAGCGTTGGCAATCACATCATTCAGCTTGTCTGCCGGATCATCGTAATTCAATTTTCCGGCAGACAAGAAATGACGAATCACATAAACAAGAACCTTCACCTCGTCCTTCATTGCATCCTTGAGCAAATCACGTATGGTAGACATCGTCTATCGCCCCTGTGTGCTTGTTGTACCGAACACGTACCGTTCCTGTCGCGCCGTTGCGGTTTTTCGCGACGATCAGTTCCATCGTGTCATCGTCGGAATCCCTGTTGTAATAGCTGTCGCGGTACAAGAAGATAATGACGTCCGCATCTTGTTCCACACTTCCCGATTCCCGAATGTCCGACATGACCGGGCGCTTGTCCTGCCGTTGTTCTACTGATCGGTTCAGTTGCGCCAAGGTGATGACCGGGCAAGAAAATTCTTTCGCCATCGCCTTCAAGTCGCCGGATATTTCTGTCACTTGCTGGTGGGCGCTCCCGTTATGAAAGTGCGCCGGCCGAATCAGTGTTAAGTAGTCAATGAAGATAACAGGCTTTTTATCCGGGTACTTGTGCATGAGCTTCCGAACCTTCGCGCGCATTTCAGCTACTGATTGCCGCGCGCCGTCGAATATCTGTATCTTCGTTTCACAAAGCCTACCAAGGACAACCACCCAATCACGTTTTTGTTGTTCCGATAACATCCGGTACGGATCGCGCATTTTGTTCCGGTTGTACCCCCCGGTCGAAGCGATAAAGCGGTCGCGCAACTGTGCCCTTGGCATTTCAAGTGAGAAAATAATCGGTAAATATCCGTGCCATCCGGCTTGTTTGGCTAAATGGTCCATAACATCCGTTTTTCCCATCGACGGTCTAGCCGCGATGACCGTTACCTCTCCGTCCTGCCATCCGTTCGTCATTTCGTCTAGTTTCTTGATGCCGGTGGGGACGCCGCGGCGGGGCGGCGTGTCTATCCATGGCGCATCGCAAACCTCGGCCGCTAGGTCAACAATGGATGCGTGATCGTCTATTCGGGCTTGGTTGAGCTTGTCCAATTCTTTTGTAATGCGGTCGATCGGCCAATTTTCCTGTGCCGCCTTCGTCAAGATGCGGTTTTTCTCCCGGTCTTTCCACGCATCTAAGACAAGTTGCTCATATTGCTCGAACTTGTTTTCGTCGGCGTAGTCGGCCAACTCATTTAGGTACGAGACGCCACCGAATTCCGCGACATCCGCCACGGTCGCTAAGGTCACGATGTCCACCGCTTGGTTTTGAGCAACCAATCGCTTCATGGTTTCAAATAGCCGGCGGTGCCGCTCATCCTCTAGCTGTTCAGCGTTTAAAATCGTGTCTCTTAGGAGATACTGATGCTCAAGAAATGTTCCTAATAATGCCTTTTCCGCTGCGATCGTCATGTCCAGTCCTCCCCGGCGTTGGGGTCATAAACGTATTCATCGTAGTAAGGCGGTCTTTCTTCCTTGCGGCAAAGGTCGGCGATCGTCGGCGGAAACGGCTTCTGCTTTACGTGCTTTTTCGTGTTGGCAAGGACAGTCTCAAACGATTCGTCAGCTAGTAAGTCGTGCCATATATCCACCTTTTCAGATGAAACCTCAAATTGCGGGTACGCATAGACAAGGATCTTGAAGATGGTTTTTACCTCGTCCCGTGTCATCATAACTCCTCCCAGTTCACTTCATCCGCCGATTTCTTGACTCTTCCCACCCGTTTTGTCTTCCGATCATGCAGCTCGTTATATTCACGGACGGCCTCCAGGGTGAACAAACCCATATATTCCAAGTTTTTAAGGATGGAAGAGATATATTTTGCTGGATTCCGAGGCATCCGTTCCCTGGCCCGTTTAATCACTTCGCATAGAATGGCTTCCGGCTCTTGGAACTGTCCACCTGAAATGATTTGGCTAAACTCATGCTGTAAGATGGATGGTGGCAAGTGGCCGAAAGCTTGTTCATACTCTTTGAACGGGTTCGGCTTATCATCATCTATTTCTTTATTACTTACTTCTTTATTACTTATTTCTTTATTACTTGGGTCGGTTAAACCGAAGTCGGAAAATCCTACTTCGGTTTTCCCGATTTCGGAAAAGACGGGTGTTTCGTAAACTTCATATTCCCAACCTTCGAAGCGTCCTTTGTTGTTCCGTTTCTTTGTTCGTCGTATATATCCGGTTTCTTCCAATTCTTTAAGTCCCGATCTTACTGCATCTCGGCCGTCCTTCGATTTGTTTTCAAGGTCAGCTATATACACCTGCCAGTTGTCCGGCTTGCTAAGCAAGTACCCCAGCATCCCTTTTGCTTTCCATGAAATGCGCTCATCTTCAAAAACCGCTCGGTCGATCTGAACAAACGGGTTATCTCGTTTGCGAACTCTAATGACACTCAAGATTGTTGTTCCTCCTTGATGCAAATTGCTTTCCCTTTCTCAATCCTCACAACCCGGAAGCCGGGATGGGATGCCCGGACGTATCCCTGTACGTAGCTGATATACTCCTGCCTTGTCCGGGCTAGCCAGGTGTAGCAGTGTGGGATGGCGACTTCATATTCCAACCCCGGTTTGTGCACTTTTTCGACTTGCTTTTTCTTAGCCACGCCACCACTCCCACACATACCGGAGGAACATGATCGTGATGAGCACGGCCCATAAAATCAACATCGCGACGATGTCTTCTTTAGCCGATTTCAGCGCTTCAAGTTGGCGCGACAACAATTTTTCTGCTTCTTCAATCTTCATTTCTGACGCTCCTTCCCAGTCAGAATGGAAATAGCCCGGCTCGCTTCGTCAATCGTCCAGTCCTCCATGTCGTGCGTGACGCCCATCTGTTCTTTCAGCCGTTCATAGAGTGCTTGTTTTGGATACTTGTCCGACGCTTTTTTATTGAGCAGGCTGTCGATATAGTTGAGCTGTTTCTCGCTCGCCTTTTGCGACATGCCTGCCTCGGCCGCGTTGGCGTCGTCATCGTCTTCTGCAGCGATGCCAAGTGCCGCGCATAGTGAGTATCGTCTCGCATACGTCACAGCGCTTCCGGCCCCTTGTGCCGTCACCTTGCCCATCGGGAGCTTGAGGGGGTCGCTTTCAATGTATTCCCCGCTTGTGTGTAGCAGAAGGGTCGTCACACAAATGTAGTCGCCTTCCGTCGTCGTAGATTGGAAGAATGATAGACCGTGCTTCGCAAGATACGGTTTGATCGTTGTGACGATTTCCTCTAGCGGGCTGTATTTGCTTTGAAAATGCGGATTGACAGCCGTCTTTTTGGGCGCCGGGCACTCCGATTGGAAATAGCATAGCGCTGATGCGATGTTAGCAATGCTTTCTGAACGTTTCATCGGATCTGTACTCCTTTCGTCTGCTTAAGTGCCGCGCCAGGCACGTGCTCGCCGTTTTTGAGCCGTTCAAGGATGGCCCTTTTGTCCACCTTTGCCGGCTGTGGGATTAGGAAATCGGCCGGGATCAGCGTTTCGTCAATCACATCAACAGAAGGTGGATTTTTTCGGATGGAAACGGTGATCGTCGGCCGTTTCACCTTCTCGATGCCGGCGATTTCAAGCTGTTCCTGTAGGTACGATTTCAGGCGTTCGATCTTGTTCTCAATTACCTGCCTCCGCTCGGCCAGGCGTTTTTCTTCGTCGCGGATAACTTTGACGTCCGCCTCAAGATTGCGGATGAGCTTGGCGATGTTTTCTGCTTTGTCCTCGATCGCCTCCTGTAGTGCTTCTAATGTATCTACAATCGCATCGGTATCCATTTCCTCGGCCATTTCCAACAGCTTGGTGTAATTTTCAGTCAGTTCATAGAGTTTCATGTTCCCTTCCCCTTTCGAGCGTGGTATACTGGAATAAACCAAGTTTGTTGTTTTGCCCTGCGGCCCAGCGGGGCATTTTCATTTCCATACGGTTTTCCTCTCGCCACTTTCCAAGCAAAAGGCCATTGCGCAGTACCGGTCATAGTGAATCATCAACCCGTCCGGGAACTCGACGATGGTTTCTCCCTCGACGATCTCCCCGTAGCATCCGGCGCACTCGCCGATCACGCGCGGTTCTTCAAATTTCACGTTGACGGTCATGCCGTTTTCGACCACCCGAAAGCACCCCCTTTCTAACGCCGGTCAATTGACGCAGGAGGACAGGACAACTTGGCCAACAAGGAAACTCCTGCGCCCACCGACAGGCGCTAGGCCTGCCATCATGTTCCGGTTGTCTCACTCAATGACTCGTGCTACAATAGAGACATCAATACCATGCCGTTGCATTTCCTCGACGAGTCGGACAAGTTTTTCATGCTCCTTTTTCCGCTCGACGAGCTTGTCCAAGTCGCGTTTGCAACGGAGGAACTCTTTGCACCAGCGTTCCGCTTCGGCGAGGTCATTCGAGTACATCGCCGTACGAGCGCGGAAAGTGGCGTAGTCACAACAATCGAGCAATTGAGCTGCTAGTTTGATATCGCCGGGCAGGACGTTGAGGGCGTCCTGCCGGGATTGGTAGTTTGGTTGTTTCATTGTGTAGTCACTCCTTTGTTCAGCATTTTGTCCGCGACGCGAATAGCGTCCTCTAAAAGCCCCATATCTTCGAGAAATTGTGGCCGGCTCACATCCTTGCCGGTCTTGTTCATGTAGTTTTGTCGGCGCAGTTCTAAATTGGTTTTGTATGCCGTATTGAACGCTTGTACGAAATCCTTCCAAGCATGGTTAAATGGAATGCCATTTTGGCGGGCGTATCGTTGAATCATTTTGTTCAATCGCTGGCGAAGGTTACCGATCGTGTCAATGCGATCAATGTTGTCTAGGCGGTGTTGAACGGCGGTTACTTGCTTTTTGGCTTCCTCTAACTCTTTTTCAAGCTGTTTTTGCCGAAGCTCCAATGAAATCAAAGTCTGTAACTGCGGACTTAACATTTGAAGATTGACCGCGTTTTCTTTGACGTTGTAATACTCATCGACTAACCGCTCGTATGCTTCCCACGCCTCATCGGTATTGAGTGATTTCGCATGTAGCCATGCGCCCTTTTCAGTCCAGAGGTAGAGTTTATTAATGTTTGGAGCAATTCCGCAATTTGCGTATTCGCTCTTAAACTGTCTCAATTGATCGCCTTGCAACAGAATGAAATGCTTGCCTTCCACATAGCGTTTTTGGTTACGAGTGAAGTTTTCGGAAATGCGTTTTTCGTCAGTTCCATAAGCCTCCGCCAATTGTTGTGTCGTCAAAACCCGTTGTCCGTTTTGCTCAATTACCATTAGACCCATTCAGTTTCCCCTCCACCTCATTAATGAATTTGATAAACTCTTTGTTTTTGTGCTTATAAGCTAGTTGTTTTACGGCTCTCATCGACACCAACCACTGCCCGTTGTGAAAGGTGAATTCGCTGTCGGGAACATCCTTGAACACCGGATAAAGTTTTTTGTATTCCTTCAAATCAACCGGATCACTCATCGTCTTCTCCTCCACACCTAAAGGTATTTCTCTCGTCTAGCTCAACCGCATATTCGATCAAGTCCAACATCGCTGACACAGCATCATAAACCGCCAGAGCACCTTCAGCAAAGGAACGATCGGTTTCTTTCTCGGACTTAGCTACCTGCTTCATCTTGCCCGTGGCGTGTTCGATCAGCTCACGGCATTGCGCAATCGTCATCTTTGTGCTTTTCATTTCCATATTGGTCACCCCGCTTGTCCATTTTCACCGTAAAAGGAACGCCCCTCACAGGGCATACGGATCATATTCCCGGTCGATGCGCTCATGCAGCTCTTTTTTGAAGCGCATTAGCTCATTGTGCATGTCACGGTTGCGTGCTTTCATGACTTCGACGACTGTGCGTGTATAAAACGCGATCGCCTCCTCAAGCTTGGCGAAGTCATACGCGCTTGGCAGTGTCATTTGCTGTCACCTCCTTTTTTTGACACGCGCTTCCAACCCGGCATAAAGTGGCCATCCGTCGCTCGACATCGTATTCCGCGCTTGGTCATACGTGATCTGGTGATACTCGCCACCACCAAGCACCTCGATGCGATATGTTTCGTCCAGCACGATTTCGCCGCTTTTCGTCTCAAGTGAAACGGTATCACCATCAATAATCAGCGTGCCGAGTGTGTAGCGCTCAAGAAACGCGTCAATTTCATGCGTTGTGCGTTTGATATGATCGCTGAGAACGTACATTTGCGGTCACCTCCTAGAGGGCAGCCGGATCATATTCCCGGTCGATGCGCTCATGCAGTTCCCGTTTGAACCGCATGAGTTCGTCATGCATGCTCCGGTCGCGGTTCTTCATCACCTCCGCCACTACTCGCGTGTAGAACGCGATCGCGGCTTCGAGCGTGTCAAAGTCATACGCGCTGGGGAGTTTTTGCATTTGTTGTCACCTCCTTTGTTCTGATTTGCTCCCACGTCAACTCGCCACGCTCAATTTTGGCGACGATTCGCGGGACGGATGTGCGGAGAAAAAACGTGTAGATGCGCTTCATCGTTTCACGGGATGGTTGGTTCATTTTCCTCCTCCTCCTTTGTCTTACGCGCTTTTGTCACCATTTTGGTGACTACGGGGTAAAAAAATATCTTCAATGCGCATGTCAAAGAAATCGCGCAATTTAAACATTTCATCAAGCGTAAATTGGCGCTCTCCGCGTTCCTTCATACTGTACGCCCTTGTAGATATACCTAAATAAGAAGCAAGTTCTTTTTGAGTGATCCCTCTTTTTTTGCGGAGCAACAATAATTTTTCTTGCATGTTCCTCACCTCCTGATTTAATAATATCACCGTTTTGGTGACTAGTAAAGTACTTTTTGTTATTTTTTTAGATTTTATATTCCAAAACGGTTACTTTTATGATACTTTTTTAATGGAGGAAGGAGGTGAAAATGTGAATCTTCAGAAATATGTAGGCGAAAAAATAAAGGAGTTTCGCTTAAAACGAGGAATGAGCCAAGAGGAATTGGCTGATTTGCTGCAAACAACAAAGCAAACGGTCAGCCGGTATGAGGTTGGTGATCGTAAAGCAAACCAAGATGTTTTATTCAAGTTATCGGAAATATTCAAGGTGAGTATTGACGATTTCTTTCCGCCGAAGGACAAGCGGTCGACTTTCACTGAAGTTCCGGTTGTGGGGAAAGTATCGTGCGGCAACGGGATTATTGCCTATGAGGAAATTGAGTCGTATGAGACAGTACCTGCCGACTGGCTCGATGGCGGAGAATACTTCTTTACCAGAGCGAAGGGCGACTCCATGATCGGCGCGCGAATCATGGACGGCGACTTACTCCTTATCCGTCGGCAAAATGATGTGGATAACGGAGAAATCGCCGCCGTCTTGATTGATGATGAAATTGTGCTGAAAAGAGTATACAAGACGGATGGCGCTATTATTCTACAAAGTGAAAACCCTGCTTACCGGCCGATCGTCGTCAAACCGGAAGATGCAAAGAATGTTAGGATTATAGGCAAACTGAAAAAGGTAGTCCTAAATTTCTAGCGCTAGGAATTTAGAGGGTGGGCGACGGCTCGCCCATCTTTTTTAGGAGGGGAAGATATGCGAACCGCACTATATATCCGTGTGAGCACGGAAGACCAAGCGCGGGAGGGGTATTCCATTTCAGCTCAAAAGGACAAGCTGCAAGCATACTGCCTTTCCCAAGGGTGGGATATTGAGGACTTTTACATTGATGATGGGTACAGTGCGAAAGATTTAAACCGGCCAGGGATAAAACGGATGATCGATCATATCCAAAAAGGACTCATTGATTGTGTGCTTGTGTATCGTTTAGATCGTCTCACTCGCTCTGTTCTCGACTTGTACAAGCTTCTTGAGATATTCGAGAAACATAACTGCAAGTTCAAGTCCGCGACGGAGATATACGACACAACAACCGCAATGGGCAGAATGTTCATCACAATCGTGGCGGCACTCGCCCAATGGGAACGCGAGAATATCGGCGAACGCGTGAAAATTGGGTTGCAACAGAAGGTGAAGGAAGGCGGTTGGCATGGAGGAATTGTGCCGTACGGATATAGATACACAGAAAACGGATTGGAAATTGACGAGGAAGAAGCGAAAGTTGTACGGCTTATTTATGATCTTTACCTATCCGGCAAGGGCGATCATAAAATCGCTGGCATATTGAATAGGATGGGACATCGTACAAGAAACGGAAATGAATGGACAGGAAAAGTCATCCGTGACATCTTGCAGAATCCAGCTTATACAGGTGATATTCGATATATGGGAGAAGTTCATCAGGGTTTTATGACGGCGATTGTCAGCCGTGAAGTGTTTGAACAAGCTCAAAAATCAAGAGAGTCGAGAAGAGGAAAACACCCTCGTCGGAACGCCAGCACCTATATTTTCTCCGGCGTGATGAGATGCGGCCGTTGTGGCGCTTTGATGAACGGGAAAGCCAATTATAGCAGGTATAAAGGGAAACGTCTTCACTATAAACTTTATGTGTGCATCAACACAAGAACAGGCGCTTGCGATATGCCGCTTTTGAATGAAGCGGACATCGAAGCGACGTTGATTCAGTTTCTTTCTCAGTACCGCGATGATGTCCTTTCTCTTGAAGTTGCCAACACAATGGACAAGAAGGATAACATCCAAGAAGAAATGAAATCAATTGAAAATCAGCTGGAACAAATCAAAAAGCGTAAACGAAAATGGCAAGTCGCTTATGCGAATGAAGTGATTACGCTTGATGATTTAAGAGAACTGACTCAAAAGGATAATGAGTTAGAAAAAACACTCCGTCAACGATACGAGGATCTAAAATCACAGACAACAGAAGAATGGAAGACCCCTGAATTGATCGCTGCGATTATCTCTGACTTTTTGAACAATTGGGCTTTTTTGACGGAAGAAGAGAAAAAAGAATGTATACGGATATACATTAAGGAATTTTTCGTCCAAGCATCATCAGACCGGCCGAACCAATACAAGAAGCGAGAGATTTCCATTTCAGATGTTGAGTTCAACTGA